CGACAGGCCGTTGGTGAAGCCGAGTTTTGTGTCGCCCTTGCCTGCGTCGGTGACTGCTACATCCTTCACGCGCTTCAGCAGATGGCCTACGCCATGCGACCATTCGCCGCCATGTTCCCCGCCGGGAATGCGCGGCTCGGATGGGTTGAAGGACCTAGCCCCCGAAGGGAGCACCAGTACTTTTGGACCGACTCCACCCGCTATCGCAGCCGGTGCCGTAGTTCCCGGCGCGGTGGTTCCGGGTGGTTGCAATTGGACGCTCACCAAGCCGGAATCGACCAAAAGGGACATGTCCTGCGCCATCACGGCCTCGACGATCGACTTCTTCGTGAACCCGGCCGTCACCAGTGTGTTGATCGTGGTGGCCTTGACCTGCTCGATATCAGCGGCGTCCTTCGCGTCCTCACGCAGGATCGGCATATCGCCCGTGGTGGTCCACAACTCGGCGTCGGCCGGGACCCGCACCAGCGGGGCCAGCGACGCGGCCAGGTCCTGCAACGTCGGGTAGATCCACGAGTCGGCCCAGATCCGGCGCGCGCTGGCGAAGTTCCCGGCGTTCAGCGATGAGCCGTGCAGGCCCTCCGACGCGCCGAGGATCACCGGATGGACCCGGGACAGCATCGTGATCCTGGTCTCGCCGGCGCCCACAACGCCCTTGTAGTCCAGTTCGGCGAGGTTCGCGCCGACCACGGTGGCGTCTGCGCCGGCGGTGAGGTACAGGGTTTTGAACGCGTTCGCGACCCCGGAATGGCGGGCCTCGAGCATCGCCACGATGTCGTCGAACTGCTCCTTCGTGGCCGCGGTGATGCCCTTGACGATCAAGTTTGGCGTCGCACCGTTGGCCCAGTACTGCAGCTTGTGGTCCATCGCGGCCCGGTCGCCCTGGATCTCCCGGATACCCGGGGTGATCCACGACATGCCGATGCCGGCGCATTCCGGGTCAGGGATCGGCGCCCAATGCGCCACCTCGTCAGGCAGCAGCGTCGTGGACCGGTTGCGGCCCTGCGCGGTGCCACCGTTGGTGTAGATGTAGCCGAGCAGCTGCCCGTCCAGTGCCTGCGCCGCATCCTCGGGCTCCTGGTGCGAGCCGTAGACGATGACCACCCAGTCCGGCCGCAACACCCGCAGCCGATTCGGGTCCCGGTTGGTGACGAAGGCGTTGCCGGCCAGGCCCTCGTCCCATTCCATCCGGGTGATCAGTTCACTGGTGGTGCCGTTGGGCCACGGCGTCTCCAACGGGCCCAGCGCCGTCGTGCCGAACGTCCGGCCCGGGTTGCGACTGGAGGCCTTGTTGCGGAAGGTGAACCGGGCCTGCGACAGGACCTGCGCCCGGACCATCTGCGCCGCGAAGGCCGGCGGGCAGCCCCGCAGCGCGGCCATGTACGCGGGCAGGGTGTTGGAGATCTCCTGAACCCGGGTGTTGATGGTCTGGTTCAGCCCCAGCGGGTAGGACACACCGCCGTAGTTGAACTGGCTGGCCGGGATCAGGTAGTCCGAGATCCACGGGTCGGCGCCGAAGCGGGTCTCGACCTGGCCGCGGCTGCGGGTCTGGGCGTAGGCCGCGCTGACGCGCTCCAGCGCGGAGGACGCCACGCGTTACCTCCTCGACGTGTCGGTACGCGGTGGGCGGACCTCGCGGTAACCGAGCCGCACCGCGACGAAGACCCAGGCGAAAGCGTTGACGAACACCCCGACAGCGCGGCCGATGAACACGAACAGCGCCGCGACGGCGACGAGGAACGCCCGGCCGAAGTCGACCTGCCTTGCCTCGGCGGAGATCCGGTCCACCGGCGAGCGGTCCAGGAGGTCATTGAGCGTGGTCATCGGACTCCTCTACCGCCACGAGGCCCAGAACGTCTGTACGGGCTCAGGGACCTCGTGCAAGACCCACAGGCCCATGCACACGGTGATCGCCGCGTCGATGTGACGCTTGCTCTTACCCTTGGACAACGTGAAGCCGCGCTCCTGCTCCCGCTTCACCGCCGACTTGATGTGCGTCGCGAGCTCCGGATCGCCGTCGTGCACGATCCGGTGATTGACGATCAGGTCGAACGCAAGCCCGCAGGCGGGCGCCATCCGCTGCGGGGACTGGTCGAACTGGATGGCGAGGATGCCTTCGTCCTCGAGCATCCGTCCCGGCAGTTCGAAGAACCGCGGGTCGTAGGCGACGCCCCGGAAACCGGGTCCGGTCGCCAACGTGCGGATATAGTTGAACACCTCGACGTGATCGATCGGCACGCCCTTGGGGCGCCAGATCCGCGAGGTCACCGCGAACCGGTCGTCGGGAAGGTGCTCGATCCGCGATACGGCCACCGAATCGTGCTTGAGTGCCATGTCCACGGCGACGACGAACGGGTTGACGGGGTCCGATGTCCAAGTGCCAAGGCATTCCGCCCAGGCGCCCGGATGGTCGACTAGCCATGACTCTTCAGCGACGTCGACCCAACGGTTGGCGTAGTAGCGGATCCACTCGTGTGCCGGGTACTCCGGCTTGCCCCAGTCGGCCACCCGGTCGGCCACATTCCAGAGCACGTCCGCCGCCGCCGACGCCGCGCGAACGGCCTTCTCGCGGTCGCCGGCGAGCCGATAGTCCAGGCCGTCGGGGGCCTGGCGCCAGTCGTAGAGGAACCGCGGCGAGACCCGCTGGTCGTGGACAACCGCGTCGCCGAGTTTGCATCGGGCGCCGAGCAGCGAATGGTCGATGTCGAAACCGGCTGTCGATAGCGAGATGATCCGCCCCGATCCATGCGGGGTGCGCCGCTTACGGGTGGACTTGCTGATCACCGTCGCGACGCGGGCCTTGTTCGACCCCAGGTCTCCCCACTCGTGCAGCTCGTCGCGGACGAACAGGCTCGGTAGGCCACCCTCGTTCGTTCCCGCCACCGCCGCGACGCGGAAGATCTTCCCCGGACGGCCGTCACCAAACTTGATCTCAGTGTCGTACACCTCGAAGAACCCGCACAGCGGCGACTCCTTGACTGCCCGGTCCCGCCCGCCGCACATCGTCGCGACAGCGCTGAACAGCAGGTCGGCCTGCTCGAAACTGGCCGCTGCGATCGGAATGTTCGGTGACGGGGCGGCGATCTGCGGTGGCCCGGCGAACTCCAACACCACCACGGCGGCGATGAACTGGGTCTTCCCGTCGCCGGTCGCGGCCCCACGCAGGGCTTCGTCGTAGCGCCACTGGTCACATGCCTGGCAGTACTCGTACCAGCGGTACAGGAAACGCTTCTGGTCCGGACGCAACACGATCGGTGTGCCATACCAGTCGCCATCGCCGCAGATGCAGTTGTCCTGGATCCACTCAACGGCGACCGCGCCGTGGCTGGGCCACAACTGCCCGTCCTCGGGCCGCCAACCGCAGGCCTGGCAGGGCAGGTCAGCCTTCGATGACGAGCCGTGGGTCCTTTTCCTCGACGGCGTGCGGACCGACATCGCCGCCTCCGTACCTGGTGTTCATCTCGGCCAGCGACTTCCGTTCGGTGATCACCGCGATGCCCAGCGCCGACCGGTTCAGCGCGCCCATCCCCATCTGCTTCTCGCAGGCCTGTACTGCCGCGAGCGCCTTGTAGGCGGTGCCGTAGAGCGGGTTCTCCACCGGCTGGCCCTGTGAACCGCGCACACTCGGGTTCTGGTCGGCCTCGGCCGTCAGCCGCAGGTAGCGGTCCATCTCGCGGATCCAGCGGAACAGGACGGCCTTGTCCACCGGGGTCTGAACAGTGGCGACCGTGTCGGACCAGTACGAGTCCCACGCCTCATACGCCTCATCGCACAGGCCCTCGGGCGGGTCGTAGCGTGCGCCGGTAACCGCCACGAGTTCGATACGGCGGCCGTTGCGTTTGTCGACGGCGGTCCCCGGCGGTGACTTCGTGCGCGGCATGGTCACCTACCCGATCAGTGCCAGCTGCTCGTTACCGCCCCGATTACTACGGTATATAGCTGCGGAATGACATTCGTCGATCACTACAGAGCGTCACCTTGAGAGGAGTTACTGAAGGTGACATCGAAACGGTCAGGTGCCAAAAATCGGGCGCTTTGGTACCACGTAAAGATCTTTTGGAGGTCTGTGGGTCCCAGGAAGTCGCCGCCGACGTCCGCGACCGGCCCCCCCTCACCCTGCGTGACTACGTTGCTTAGCGTTACGAGTTTGATTGCATCGCAAGCCACACGTAGGGCAGGGCTTCGTGCCATGAGCAGGTGCGAGGTTGGCCACGTCGCTGCCACCACCAAGGGCTCGACCCACCACGTGGTCCGCCTGGTCTGCGCCGTCGTGCCCGCACAGCCAGCACAGGGTGGACGTGGCGAGCACCTGTGCTCTGGCCCGGTCGTACCCCGAGTCCAGCCCCCGTTGTCGTGGCCCAGGACGTGCCCGGCTGGCTTCCCGCTGGGCGTTGTAGGCCTGCTGATGCCCGGGACACCTGGTGCCCTGGGTCAGCCTGTTGCAGCCCTGCCCTGGCAGTCCGAGGCAGGGCCGCGCCGGCATGTGGCTCAGGCCGTCGGTGGTACGTCCGCCTGGAGCGCGGCCTCGTCGGCGGCTTCCTGCGTCTGGGTGGCCTGCGCCGCGGTGAGCTTGTCGACGATGGCCTGCGCCTGGGCGGCGTGCTCGGGGGTGAGGACCTCGCCGGGTGCGGGCAGGTTGGCGATGAAGGCGAGCACGACGTTGGACAGCGAGTCGAACGCGGCCCGGTCGGCGGCTTCGGCGGTGATGAGCGCATCGGTCTGCGTGTCGAGGGCGGCGAGGGCGGACTCGACGTCGGCGAAGGCCTGGGTCATGGTGTGCTCCAATGCGGCGAGGCGGTCGAGGATGGGGTTGATGATGGCGGCCGGGTCGAACAGGTTGACCGGCCCGGTGATGGTGACGTTGGCGATGCTGATGCCGGGTGGTAGCGGTGCGGTCACGACAGGTCCAGTAGGTCGGCGGCGGTCAACTCATCCCAGTTCCGCAACCGCGTGCGGAGCACCTGGATGATGAACTCGAACGACGACCGCTCCGCCTTGAGTGCCATTGCCTCTCCGGCGCATAGCCAGAGTTGCCACGGCCGGGCTGCGGGTGTCCTGAGCTTCATGACACGCCAGTGTGTCCGATCCGACTCGATGATGGTTGAGGTCGCGGTTGCGGTCACGCTCACCTCCACAGACGCGAAATGCCCGCTGCTCCGGCAAGCCGAGAGAGCGGACACGTTAGCTGTCACTATCGGTCGCGGCGTGATCTCTGTCAAGCCGCCACTGGGCGAGTTTCGCCACAGCGTCGTCGAGGTCGAAAAGCAGCTCGGGCCGGCCACGGTCGCGTCTGCGTCGGGCGGCGACGCTGATCGTTCCGCGTCGCAGGTGTCCACGGATGGCGTCGGGTGTGGTTCCGGCGGCGGTGGCGAGTGTGGCGGTGTCGACCAGGGTCACGGTGTCCACGGGATCCTGGTGCGCCCGACGATGAGGACGTCGCCGGGGCGGAGCACGGCGGTCGGTCGGGCCGGGAAGGTCTGTCCGTCGTGGACCACGCGGGTGCCGTTGGTTGAGCCGAGGTCGCGTACCCAGGCTTGGCCGGACCGGTCGGTGAACAGTTGGCAGTGTCTGGGCGAGGCGTACTCGTCGTTGACGACCACATCGCAGCTGGCGTCTCTGCCGATGACCATCGAGCGGAGCACGCTCACTCCGTCACCCGCCACTCGTCGCGAAATCCCGGCTGGTCGGCGTAGGACTGGGCGAGCGACTCGATCGCGGTGTAGAGCCCATAGGCGACGGCGCCGGACTCCTTGAGATGGATGGCTAGGTGCTCAGCCTCCTCCTCCCACGCGTTGATGATCGCCCGCTTAGCCGCGACCTCGGCGAACAACCGAGTCGGCTCGAGTGTGCGGTGGATCGCAACGTCGACGTCATCGCTCCACCACACCGTCGCGCCGGACCTATCGATGATGGCGGCCGGCAGAAGCATGTCGAGGCCCATCTCGGCTACATATGCGATCGCCTTCTCGTCCTCGTCGAGCTGCGCCCGCAGCCACGTCACCAGATCATCGCTCACACCGCCACCTTCTTCCGTTCGATGAGCCGCCCGAGTGCGTGCCACTGGTCGGCGGGCCACGTGTGCGTGCCGTCGTTGTCGCAGGTGACTGCGGATGGGAGCAGCGAGTCGGTGGCCCGGACTTTCGCGACGAGCCGGCCGGCGCACCCGTCGTGGGGGCAATGTCCGACTTCGATGGTGCGGGCGCCGGTGGGGTAGGCGATGCCGTAGGGGCGGCCGCGGGCGAGGTCGTGCATCTCGTCGGCGGCGTCGCGTGCGGCGGGATGGGCGGCGAGCCAGCGGGCGTGGGTGGACAGCCACCGTCCCATGGCGGCGGGGATGTCGGCGGGTGTGCCTATGCCGCGTTCCTGGGCCACCAGGAGGCACCAGGACGCGAGTTTGGCCCTGATGTCGTCGCGGGCCTCAACGGCGGCGTCGTTGAGTCCCAGGCCGGCGGAGAGGGTGCCTGTGACGCGTTCCCCGGCGGCGGTGGCGGCGACGAGGCGGAGTTCGAGTTCGTCGTACAGTTCGCCGGCGGCTACGGCGTTGTCGGCGAGGTGGCCGGTGCAGCGTTCGCAGAGTTGGAGCCCGTCTGCGGCTTGGTGAGGTAGGCAGCCGCGGCAGGTGTCGTCGGTGCAGCCGTCGCGGTGTTGGCGTGGTGCCCGGCAGCGGGGCGCGACGCAGAGCAGGGCGGTCATCGGTCGGGACCTGCTGGGCAGCCGGGAACCTGGCACGGATTGTCAATCTCTCCCGCATACCGCTCGAGCAGGTGCTGTGCCCGTTCCTGCTCGTCGTCATCGCCGTTGAAGGCGCTGACATCGAACTTTCGCAAGTGCCGTGCAAGTGCGCGTAGCAGGTCCTGGTCACTGCGCACGGCGTAGCTCCTCCGGGTAGTCGTCGCGGCCGGCGTACGGCGCGGCGTCGTCGAGAAACTCGGGGCAGGGCCACGCCTGGCGCCAGAAGCCAGCGTCGAAGCCACATCCCTCGCAGAACTCGCCGAAACTGTCGGGCGTTCCCTCGGTAACCGGCTTGTGCCGCTCCAGCCGCCTCAGCGTCGCCTCGCACATCGCGATGACGGTGGCCGGGTCGTTGGCGGCGATGTGTTCCGCGTCCAACCAGCCAACCTCGTCGGCGACACCCCGGGCGCTCGGGAAGGCGTGAACGTTGCAGGGGCGCGTCGGGTCGACCGCGTTGCCGATGTGCCACGGCCCCGGTGTGGCCGCCTGCGCGAGTTGGAGCCGTTCGGTGACCCGGACGACGAGCCACTCGTGCGCGGACTGGGCGCTCACGTCGTCTCCTCCGGCGCGATCTTGTCCGCGAGGTCGCGGAGCAGGCTGCGCATCCGGCCGAGCGGGTGGTGTTCGTTCTCGCCGATGGCGAGCAGTTCGGCCCGCACCTTGGCCCGCTCGTCGGCGCGGACGCGGCGCTCAAGCAGATCGATGGTCCGCCCAACGGCCTGCCGCCATGTCATCAACCCAAGTTCGGGCGCGTTGATCAGTGACCAAAGTCGGTTCTTGACCTCGTCGACGGCGGCGGTCAGGTCAGCGGCCATCGCTGGCCTCCGGTGCGGGCAAGGCGTCCACGGCGGTGAGCAGTCCGCGCTCTTCGTTGGTGAAGTAGTCGGGTTTCGCCGCCACATCGGTGCGGTTGTAACACCGAGCGAGCGCCCGCGCGGCTTCCACGACGGCGAGCATGGCGGCGTACTCGGCGTCCGGGACGTTAACGCGGGACTGAGTCAGGTCGATGACCGGGCCTTCGCGGGGCTCCTCGAAGGTCGCGACGACGTAGAAGCCGGGGCCGCCGCCAACGGCGAGGACGTTTGCCACATGGCCGTCGGGCATGACCACCGTGTCGCCGTACCACAGGTAGTGATCTTTGAGCCAAATCTTGATCCGGTTGTTGGCTATCTCCTCAACCTTGACGATCATCTCGGTGGTGATCCGTATTGGCCGAATCGCGGCCAGCTCGGCCTCGAGACTTGCCACGTGTCCACGTAGCATCACGACCTCTTCCCACAGCGGCACCTCGCTGTCCGCCCGCGCCTTCTCGGCCAGCGACGGCGCCGGGTCGTGCTGGACGGTGCGCGGTCCGCTGTAGTCGCACTTCGAGCACGCCCAGCCCTCTTTGAACCACCAGATCTCGCCACGGCTGACGCAGCCACGGTGCCAAAACGAGCCTGGGTTGGGGTCCCAGTCGGTGGGCCCGTAGTAGCCGTCCGGCTCGGCTGGCGGGTCGTGCCAGGCCATGCGCACGGGCGGGTTGACGGTCATTGGCCGACCTCACGCTGCCGACGCCACTCGGCGTACTCGTGCTGCTCCCGGAGGAAGTCGCTGTAGCGGCGGATGGCGGCGGACATCTCCCGATCCAGGTCACGCCAGAACTGCGCGAACCGTTCCCGTTGAGCCAACTCGGCGCGGTAACGCGCTTCGAAGTCGGGCCGGTCGACTGGGCTGCTAGCGGGCGTTGGCGCGGTCACGGGGTGGCCTTCGGCTCGTCGCGGTGGATTTCCATCCCGGTCAGCGCTGGCGCGATCCGCAGCAGCCGCTCGTCGCCGAAGCGTTCGACGTAAACCATCGTGGCGTGATCAACCTGGGCGTCGATGATGACGCGGCGGACACGCTCCTCGACGGTGATGACGCCCGCGTCGACCAGGGCTTGGTGGAACGTGTCGGCGAGGATGATGCTCATCGGGTGCTCCCTTGCGGTTCGGCGCGGGTGGCGCCGGGATGGACGGGGGGTCAGGCGGCCTGTGGATAACTCGCGCCGAAGGCGTCGAGACACAACCGCAGCCATCGAAATCCGTATGTGCGTGCACGCGTTACGGACCGGAACATTTCTCGCGGTGGGTGAGTAGATTCTCCGTCAGTCCGTCCGTCCGTCCGTCCGTGCATAGCTAAGGCATGCCACGGCGGCATTGCTAGCGAGCAATGCTCGGAGCATCGGTTGAGCATCATGCTTGGTCCTCCGGGTGCCACCGCGTCAGCGCCGCCTTGCGGGCCTTGTCCGACCGCTTCTGGGTGTCTTCGGTGCTCTCCTGGAATTCGTCCCATCCGTTGATCGACCATCCGATGCCTTCGTCCTTCCACAGGTGCATGTCGACGAGCAGCCGGGCGTGCACCGGCTTGCCGTTGATGCGCACCAATGCGTTCTTGGGGATGAATCCGTCTAGGCCGTGTTTGCCGGAGTACGCCAGCGAGCAGGTCCACACGAACGCTGCCGCCAACCCGCGGTCGCCCAGCTCGGCCAGTGCGAGCACCTTCGGGTTGTCGGGCATCGCCGTATCGAGCCGGACCCATGGCAACGGCATCAATCACCGTCCCTCGTGGATAACCCTGTGGATTCCCCTACCCGCCGTGCCTGTTCCGCCACGACCTCCGGGTCCACCCCGGGCATCACGTGGATGTCGTGCCATGGTCCGAGCGCGCACGTCCGGCATCTGGTCGCGCCGGTGTGGTCGGGTATCCCGTCGCTGGCGTACGGGTGCGGGATGCGCTCCCGCGTCTTCAGTGCACGCTGACCTCTCACACCACTCACGCAGCCCGCCTCCGTCCGAGTCCGCCCTGCAACGCCCGGTCAAGCGCCGCCCTGCGTCCCGCGATCACGTCCGGGCCGTCGAACGCAGCCGGTGGTGCTTCCTCCCGCGACCACTGCGTCAGCGCCATCCACGGCACATCCACCGGTACCGCCGCCGCGAGTACGAACAGCAGCGCCCACCGGTCGGCTTCGCTGGTGTGGGCGAGCAGCCACCGGGCGTTGGCGGTCGGGTCGTCGTCGCGGACCCGCACGGCCAGCTCGCCGGCGAGACGCGCCAGCCGGTCGGCCTCGTGGTCGGGGGTCACGGCTTCTCACCGCGCCCACGTGCGTAGTCGACCAGCGCCTGCCGGATCTCACGTCCGTCGGACTTTGGCAGTGTGACCACGACACCTAGGGCGGGGTCGAGATTCGCCACGGCCAGTGCCGAACGCAACTCGGCAATGACCCAAGCTCGCGCGCCGTACTCATTGGTGAGTGCGATTCGCCGGACGAAGTGCTGCACCTGGTCGACTGCCCGATGCAGCGTGTTGGCCGTCGCGACCCAACTGTCGCGCTCGGCGCTCGCCCGCTGGTACATCCGCGTCAGCCGCTCCACCTCGAGCGCGAGGTTGTCCCGTTCCTGGGTGAGCGCCTCGGCTTCCCGCTCCGCCGCCGCGAGGTCACGGGTGCGCGGGTCACGCTCTTCGGTCATCGCCGGCCTCCTTCAGGTGTGCGCACGGGCACGGCCCGGTCTCGTCGTAGTGGCTGCACGGCTTGCGCCGGGTGCGGGCGTCTGATCCGCCGTGGACGTGGGCACCGTGCCCGCACTCGCACAGCCGCAGCGCCCACACCGGCTGGCCGCAGCAGGTGCACGGCGGCAGGCGGATGACGGGGGCGGTCATGGCGCTATCCCGGTGTCCCAGGAGTACTCGTATTCGCCTTCGCCATCGGCCGCACCGCAGTAGAGACTGACCCACGCCTCGTACGCGTCCGGCTCGCCAAGTAACTCGCGGACCATTTTGTCGATGACCCACATCTTGTGGTGGGCACCGTCGACCTGCCCGTACTCCTCGGCGAGATTCAGGGCGTTGGCGACGCGCTGGGCGAGTTCGGCTGCATCGACGGTCATCGGACCGGCACCCCCAGCCGCGAACCATGGCACGGCTCGTTCTCGCCGCACGCCGAATGGTCCGGGTCGTCAGGGCGGCCCTGCGCGTCCCAGACCTCCCACCGGTGCGCGAGCACCGTCTGTACCCGGTGGTGCAATTCGCGGCCGCTGAACGCCCGTGTGGACACCGGACGGGTCATACCGCACCTCGGGCACACGTCGCGTTCCAACAGCATGTGGTGGTCGTGTTCACCTGACGGCGCGTCGGCCTGTCCCAGCTCCAGCAGTTGCCGACCGCCGCAGCGGACACAACGACGCGGAGAGTCCTCCATCATGCCGGCACCTTCTCCCGGTCGAACTCAGCGCGCCGCGCCGCGCCCGCCTTCGACAACTTCTCGAACGACATCGGCGACAGCCGCGTCAACGGATCCGGTGTCCTCGTCGCCGCCTTGATGTTCTTCGCCACAGCCGTCAGCGCGTCAGCGTCAGCGGCGTCCTCGATCTCGGCAGTCCAGCCGGCGACGAGCGCTTCCTGTCCGGCCGGATCCCATTGCGGCTTCGACGCGCGCTCGTAAGAATGCTCGTCCGGGTCCTGCTCGTCGGTCGGGATGCACAGCGCCTGCAACAGGCAGATCCGGAACGCGACGGACATCGCCTTCGGTGCGCCTTTGTCTCCGAAGTCAAGCGACTCCCCGACCGTGACGGCGGTCAGCGAGTCGCCGGCTGGACCGTGGAAGGTGTAGCGGACCTTGACGGTGCATTCCCGTGACGGCTTGCCACCAGTTGTGGTGACATCGCGGTAGGCGACGTCCAGGACCTCGGGCAGGACGATGACGCAGTGCGCGCGCAGAGCCGGCCCGACGGCGTTGACGGTGGCGTCGATGCCCCGGAAGACGTAGTTCTGTGCGGTGTTGCGGCCCGACTTCGATACGGCCTGCACGTCGCGCATGACGTTGGATAGCGCCTCAACGATCGTCGGCGCGGTCGGTGTCGAGGTGGCGCTCACGCGGGCACTCCTGTCAGTTGTCGGGGTTCCCGCGTCAGCAGCTCCGCGATCTCCTGCCGCCGCGCCCAGTCGGGGCGGGCGTAGGCGAACCGCTGGTAGGCCCGGCCCTGCGCGGCCACGTTGCACTCGCCGGTGGAGTTGTTCCGCATGGGGCTCGGACCGGACGAGGGAGAGGTGTGCGGCGCAGGGCCGGGAGCGGGGCGTGCCGCTTCGACGCGTGCGTCGTCGAGGGCGGCCAGCCACAGCAGGACGGCCACGAGGAGGGCGGCGGAGGTGATGACGGCGAAGCTCATGACCCCACCACCGCCAGCTCCCCGACGGGCTCCGGGTACGCCCACTCGTCCGTCGCGACCGGCTCGACCAGACCGTCCAGGCACAACAGCTTCGGCTCAACGGTGGCCAGCACCCGGTATTCGCCGGTTGCGTGGGTCTTGGTGCGCTGCAACGCGGTGCCGGCGACCCACTCCGGCGAGTGCCGGCCGGGATGTTCGAGCACGATGGCTTCGACGACCTCGCGGTGTCTGATGGGCATCGGCAGGGCGCGGAGCCGGGTCACGATGTCGCCGGCGAGGTCTTCGTGGCCGAGCGGGACGGTGTAGTTGCCGACCATGGCGCGGGTCATCTTCGCCACGATCAGGTCGGCGAGGTTGTCGTCGGCTGTCGGCGCGGTGGGTTTGGTCCGCTGCGGTGCGGGTGTGATGACGGTGAGG